GGACTAAGCCTTGGCTTATGTCCTATGATGAGTTCCTTACATTTATCGGCACGCCATCATGCCACTATTGCGGAGCACATCTTTCGTGGCCGGATAGCTACACCCCCGCCTTCGAAAGAAGCAATCTGGACCGCATGGACAATGAACTGGGCTACACCAAGGATAATTGCGTGCCATGCTGCCTATCGTGCAACATAACCAAAGGGGCCAAGCTGACGTACGAGGAGATGGTGCTGGTTGGTAACCATAGACGAACGCATCCCAGAACCATAAGTAACCTTGGTGGAGTGACACCAGAATCTATTGTAGAAGCTGACGCAAGAGAACAGAGAAAAGTTGAGGCAATAAGGCAGCGACGATTTCTTTACCTAAGTGATTGAGGAGGTTTTATGCCCATTATTTCGCCCGCTGAGCAAGACCGACTTCGCACGCAGGTTCGGGCCGCCAACAGGCTTGTAGCTTGCCTGCGGAATATCCTGCGTGGTTCCAAGTACCAGGGCCGAGGAGCAATGCGCCAAAGGATTGACAGCATCCTGCGCACCTATGACAACGCCCTTTCCTCCCCGGCGAAGGCAGAGCAAAGCTCAACGCCCGAGCATGACAAGTTGTGGGAGGAATATCAGGCGTACGTTGCTGCCCAGGAACCGGGCGAGGTTCACTACTCCTTTTCCGGCTGGCTGGCGAACGTAAAGCCGGAGCTTCCTCGCAATGGTTATGGCCCGCGACAGCAGCAGGTTCTTGATGGGCCAGTCTTTGAGGGTCCGCACTGGCTGCCGGTGAGCAAGCCGGGCAGCACAGTACATTCTCCTGGTTGTATCTGTGGCTTCTGCAAAGCGGGCTTCACTAAAGATGGCACGAGTCTGGTGAGCGACAAACTTCGCGGGTACGCCATGTGGCATATTGACGATGGGCGACCCATCGATGCCATCAAGCTGATTCGGAGAGCGGCTGGCTGCTCGCTACTCGACGCGAAGAAATACGTTGACAGTCTGCGATGTCCTGTGGCAGAATAATAAGTATCAAGCAGTACCCATACTAAGTTTAGGACCTTTACCGGGTGACACCCGACGAGCCAAGGAGGCTCACAGAATATGGCCACGAACGCAGTCGCTTTAGCAAAGGCAGTAGAGAAGGCAGAGCGAGCTCTGGACCGGGCGCAGATTCGCCTATCAGCAGCCCGCGAGAAAGCAATCGAGAAAGCAGAGAAGGCTTCCCAAGCAAAGATTTCCGTTGCGAGGGTTAACCTGGAAGCTGCACGAGCGGCCCTCCTGACTGCCGCGTCCAATTAAGTAATTCCCGTCGACACAGACGAGCGTAGGTAAAGGCCGCCCTAACCGGGGCGGCTTTTCTTTCTTGGACCCGTCACACAAGCGGGCCACCTTGAGGCAACCTGCCTCGGGGGAATACCATGATCGTAGGAATTATCGAAGCTGTGGTCGTTGCTGCCTGCGCTGTTGGCGCGTACGCCGACCGCGCAAAGCTGAAGGCCGATTTGGAAGCGAAGGCTGTCGAGTCTTACGCGACGCTACGTGCTGCTATCAAAGCGGAAGTGAGCAAGCTTTTCGCTGACGCGAAAGCCGAGCTTGCGAAGGTCGAGCCTGGCGTGAAGGTTGATATACAACATCTGGTCGAAACCATTGAGACCGAAGTAAAGAAACTTTTGTGAGCCGAAGACCTACACCGACCGCGATCAAGAAACTCAATGGCAACCCCGGTAACCGGGCGCTGCATGAGGATCAAGAACCCAAGCCGGAATCCGGCGTCCCTGAAATGCCCAAGGGACTCCGCAAGACGGCCAAGCGGGAATGGAAGCGCCTCGCGCCTAAGCTGGACGAGGTAGGTGTCATCACGAAGGTGGATGGCAAAGCCTTTGCCATGTACTGCGACGCCTATGCCGACTGGGAAGTGGCGCAGAAGAAGTGCATGGAAGATGGCATGTGGTATTCGGAACCAGTTCTTAATCACGAGGGACTTGTGGTCGGGTATAAGCACAAGCAGGCTCCTTGGTTTAACGTCAAGGTTACTGCGATGAAAGTTATGAAGTCATTCCTGATTGAATTCGGTTTGACTCCCGCGAGTCGTTCGAAGCTGAAGATTGAACGAAAAGATACTGAAGACGACTCTGCGAAACTGTCGCGCCATGCTCCTCAGCCCAAGGTGCAAGAGGATGAGGATGGTTTGGACGCCGCGCTGAAGGCGGCGGAGACGATTCAATAAGTTTTCCAGTGCTTGACGCAGTATGGAGGCACCCCGGCTCGCGAGAACCAAGTGCCTTAGTCATCACCGCCCAGTGCGGGTGTTGTGACACAGCTGCTGATGGTGCGGGGAGGAGTGGGTCCCCGTTCGAACAGGCAGGCTTAAGGCGTCGAACCCGAGTTGCTTGTCTGGGGGAACCCACTCCAATTACTTTTGTGAAGCTGGCGTAGCTCAGTTGGTAGAGCTGCAGTTTTGTAAACTGCGGGTCGGTGGTTCGATTCCATCCGCCAGCTCCAAAATTTCGGAAAGAAAAGCACACGAGGCGAGTGCTAGATTCAATCGCCGGTAAGAAGATTTCCAAGTGAGGGGATGAGTCCATGCCAACCGTTGTTGTACGCCCACCATCGGCTCTACACATTGATGCCTACAAAGTGGCTGTAAAGTACGCCACAGATGTCCTAACCGGCCAGATAGTCGCTGGGAAGTTGCTTCGTCTCGCCGCAAAGAGGTTCATAACTGACCTAAAGTTCGGGCGAGAACGTGGCATCACTTTCGACAAGGATGCGGCCCAGCACGTGGTCGACTTCTTCGGGAACCTGCGCCACAGCAAGGGCGAGTGGGGCGGCCTGCCATTCATTCTTGCCCCCTGGCAGACCTTCATCCTCGCTAATCTTTTTGGCTTCATGCGGGCGGATGGCACCCGACGTTTTCGCAAGGGTCACATAGAGGTTGCCAGAAAGAATGGGAAGACCACGTTCATGTCTGGCATCGGACTCTACATGATGGTGTGCGACGATGAGCCTGGTGCTGAGATATATTCCATCGCCACTACTCGCGAGCAGTCAAAGATTGTATTCGATGAAGCTGTTCGTATGCGTAACAAGTCGCCCTTCCTAAAAAGCCGGGTGGCTTCACACCGGAACAACCTCAGCATTCTTGATACGGCTTCGAAGTACGAACCACAGTCAGCAGACTATGGAACGGCTGATGGTAAGAACACGCACTGCCTCATCGCTGATGAGCTCCACCAGCATCCCACTCGCCTTCTGTATGACGCCTACGCTCAATCGATTGCCTCTCGGAGGCAGCCCCTTATCCTTGCGATTACGACTGCTGGTTATGACTCGCTGGGCATCTGCTTTGAACAGAGAATGATCGGTGAGAACATTCTTGTCGGTCTTACTCCTGTGGATAAGGGAGACAACTTCTTTGTCTACATTGCCTGCATCGATGAGAAGGATAGGGAAACAGGACTCGGCGGCGACGACCCATTCGATGAGGCTTGCTGGCCCAAGGCAAACCCGAACCTCGGAGTCAGCGTCAAGATGGATAACATGCGAGAGGAGGCGGCGGAGGCGGAGCAGTCCGCGACCGCCCTTAACAGCTTCCTCTGCAAGCGCCTCAACGTGTGGACGAGTCAAGAGATCAGATGGATGGCTCCAGAGAAGTGGGCGAGGTGTAATGTGGCCGGGCCAACAGTGAGTCCGAAGATACAGCGGGTCGCTGCAGAACAAAGACTGCTGGGTCGCACAGCGATTGCAGGGCTCGACCTTTCCGCGAAGGTTGATATGTCAGCCTTCGCCCTTGTGTTCCCTCCCCAGAAGGAGATCATCGAGAAGGTTGCCAAGCCACAAACGCAGCAGGATGTCTGGCGCAGGATTCCGGTCGAGTATGAGGACCGCGTGACGCAGGTCGGCGACCCGCTCTGGTCAGTGCTTGTTTGGTTCTGGGTCCCAGAGGGATGTGTGATGGAGCGGACCAAGAAGGACCGGGTACCATACAAGGCGTGGGTCGATGAGGGATACCTTGGAACTTGTCCGGGCAGTGTGATCGATCACGAGTTCGTTTACAAGAAGATCACAGAGCTCAGGCGGCGATATAACTTCAGAGAGGTGGCGTTCGACTCGTGGAACGCACAGTGGATTTCCAAGAAGCTCACTGACGATGGTCTCAAGGCGGAACCCTGTCGCATGGTTTATCAGACCATGAGCGAGCCTATGAAGGAACTTATGGGAATGGTTCTGGAGCGCAAGCTGGAACACTACGCGGACCCCATCCTGGCTTGGAACGCGGGCAACGTAGCTGCTACGACTGACGCGAACGGAAGCATCCGGCCTGACAAGGAAAAGTCGAAGGAAAAGATAGACGGAATCGTCGCAATCATCATGGCGCTGAGTCGTATCTGCGCTGACCCGACGATTGCCCAGCCCAATTCGGTCTACTCAAGGAGAGGAATCATATTCTTATGACGATGACACGTAGGGGAAGCATCGCAACAGTTCTTATGGAGGGACAGAAGCAACAGTTCGGCTATGACACAGTGGCTGTTCGCTTCATCAAGCAATGTCCCCAGGGCAACCTCGGGGAGACGGTCAACAAGTCATCCTCGGTCGCACGCAGCCTGGTCGAGCGCGGGCTCGCGGTGTACTTCACGCCTCCCCGTCACATAGTTGAGCCACAGGGGAGAGCTGTCCCTGTGAAGGCACTATCCCTCCTGAAGACGGATGGGACAATGTCGGATGTTGTCGCCGGGCCTGTCGCGCCTGAAACTAAGGCATCTGAGATGTTCGGGCCAACGAAAGAACAGATTGAAGCGGCCCTCAAGGAGCGTAAAAATGGCGAGCCCAGCGAAACAGGAAAATGTGAAAGCGCCTCAATGGTGGAAGCATCTCCGACCATACTGGAAGCGCCGTTTTTGGAAGCAGGTTCGAGTGCAGGGGAAAAATAATGTTTTGCGCGATATGTCAGCGTGAGGTATACGACTGCATCTGCCCGGATATAAATGAGCGGCTGGCTGCAATCGGAAACCACCCTGCCTTCGCTATGCGATGGTGTGATGCGTGCAACAAGCATATCGACAGGTGTGACTGCCCAGACGTGGGGAACGTGAAGAAGGAAGTGTTTCGAACAGGAGTGTCACAGAACCGTGGCACAGTGAGGAACTATCATGGCGAATAAGAATTGGCTCATACGCTTGTATGATGGGGTTCGGGGGACTGAGGTAAATCCCCGAGTCATCGAAAAGCGCACGAGCCTTGAAAACCCACAGACACCATTAAGCTACCCGGCTGAATGGCTCTTAGACATCTTCAACGGCGGGCGCACAGACTCCGGCATCAGAGTTTCAGAAATGACGGCGCTGCAA